TGAGACTCTATGGCTTGTCAATGATCGAATTGATCAAACCTTTACCCTCGAGAATGGAGCTCGGCAGCTCTTCTCGTCGTGCGGATTTCGGTTCAACCTTCCGGGAGCCAATGCTGACGGATTGCAGACCCTAAATCTTTCCATCGACAACGTGGATCGACGTCCAACGGACTTCGTTAGGACTGTCCTTCAAACGCTTCAACCTGTCCAGATTACCTATCGCCCATATATCAGCACAGACTTCACAAGGCCACAGATGAACCCGCCCTTGGTTCTATTCCTCACAGATATCCAAGTTACAGCCGCTGAGGTAAGCGGAACGGCTAACTTCGCCAATCTAGCGAACGCAAATTTCCTTGGCGAACTCTATAACTCGATCCGGTTTCCCGGATTACCAGCAGCGAGGGCAAACGGGTGAGCCATTGGGTTGCTCCTTATCTTGGTATCCCTTGGAAGGTCGGCGGAAGAAACCCCGCTTCTGGGTTGGACTGCTGGGGACTGTTACGTTACTTCTACCGTGAAGAATACGGGATCGACCTACTGGAATACGCTGTGTGTCCGTCTTACCTCGAGGTCTCCGACAAGCGCGTCATGGAACTGTTACAGGGATGGCGCGAAGTCGAAATTCCACAGGAAGGTGACGCGGTCGCCCTCGGTAATACTGGGAACGTGTCTCACGTCGGGGTCTATGTGATAGCAAAGGTGCCATCTATTCTTCACATCGGGGTCAAGTCAACCTCTCACCTCGACCCTCTGCGGTTTATGTATCGCAACGGATGGACGCTCCAAAAGTTCTACAGGCATGATTCGCGTTATACAGGTTCATAATCCTTTCGATCTACAGTCCAAGGACGTTCAGGTCACTAACCACGACCCCGGACAAACTGTGCGCGAACTACTTTGTGGACTATACGGGTCAAACTTCGTTGACTTCGAGTATCCGACAATTTGCCTCGTCAATGGTGAACCTTGGAAGCGCGAAAGGTGGACCGAGATTGTCCCTAACGGTGCTCACGTTACATTCCTTCGCCTCGCGGGAGTCGTCTTTATGCTTGTGATTGATATCCTTAGCATCATTATTTCGGTTGTCCTTTCTCTGGTCATAAAGCCTTCCAATCCGAATGCTGTAGGGGCTGGGCAAGATAAGACCGCTAACGGGGAATCCGTTTACACGCTAAAAGGTCAGGTCAACCAAAACAAGCTCAATAATGCCATCGAGTCGATGTATGGGTACAATAAAACGTATCCATCACTCGCTGCGGCTTCATACGATTTGTATGAGGACAACGATCAATATCAGTTTAGCCTCTTCTGTCTCGGACACGGTACATTTAAGATTGAACAGCTTCTCTTCGCAGACACGGATATAGCCTCCTTCTTCGGGACGGCAAGTGAGGCCCCTGGCAAGAACTCAACTCTTGGGTATAACCCGCAGGTCACGGCGGCGAGTCTTCCCGGTCTCTGGCCGGATGTTGAGTACGAGATCATCCAGCCGGGCGGGAAGTTCACCCTGTTCTGTGACAATGTTTACACGTCACCGGATGTGAACAGTATTGAACTTTATGGCCCGAACGAGGACGACTTCACCGGGTGGACTCCGGGGTACTATGCGAACCTGCCCTATACTCGAACAAATCGTATCGACATCGATCTTTCGCTACCGAATGGACTTTATAGTCTTAGCGACACTGGCAAACTCGAAGGCGAATCCGTCTCCGTTGCTTTCCAGATTCTTCAGGTTGACGACGAGAACCGCCCCCTCGGTTCTTGGCAGGGACTCTACGTAACGAACGCGACTCCGACCCAAACGGACCCTAGTGTTAGCCCGAAGACGATCTACAAATACAACACGTCACAGATTCCAAAGATTCACATGAGTACGGCGACTCCTCAGCGCCTCACGTACTCGGCGATCGTGCCTTTCGGTCGGTATGCCATCCGAGCTGTTCGTAATAGTGAGAAGGCTACGATTCAACAGGAGATTGATACGATCCAGTGGGATGGAATGCGGGCATTCTTCCCTTCGACTAACACTTTCGGAGACGTGACCCTTGTGGCCGTCAAGGCAAAGGCGAACAACATTCTCAACGACAACTCCAACATGCAGTTCAACGTGATCTGCACAAGGCTACTCCCTACATGGTCTCCGAAAGGCGGTTGGACGGTTCCTATTCCCACAAGGAATCCCGTCTGGGCGTTCTGTGACATCTTCAAGGCGACCTACGGAGCACAACTCACGGACCAATTCCTTGACCTCGAGTCCCTATACGAGCTTTCGCAGTATTACGAGACTAATCATATCTACTTCGATTATATCTTCGATACGATGACGAACGTATGGGACGCCGCTAAGACCGTTGCCAAGGTTGGACGTGCAATCCCGATGCTGAACGGATCACAGCTCTACATGGTTCGTGACCAGCAGCAGACCGTTCCTACGGCTGTCTTCAACGCTTTCAATATCCTCTCAGGGTCGTTCAAGTGGGAGTTGAAGTTACCGAACGTCAATGACACGGATGGAATCATGGTCCAATATGTTGACGGTCAAACATGGTTGACGGAGACTATCCTTTGCCTGATCGGAAATGACAAGGGCAACAATCCGGAGACGGTTAAACTTCTCGGGTGCACGGATCGCGGGCGCGCTTATCAAGAGGGCCTCTACATGCGCGCTGTGGAACTCTACTGCCGTGAGAACATTACCTTCGATACCGGACTCGAGGGTTTGATCCCTCGATACGGAGATATGGTCTATGTCACTCATGACGTTCCTAAGTGGGGCCGCGGTGGGTACATTGTGGCCATCGCCGACGACAACGTCACCTTGACACTAAGTGAGGAGACATGGTGGACCGCTGGTCAAGTGATGGTCCTTGTTCTACGTCTCAAGGATGGCACAGCTTTCGGTCCGGTTCCTGTCTTAGCCGGTGCGGACAAGTTCACCGTTGTTTGTCAAGAACAAATCCCGACAGACTTCTACTTCGATGGTATCCATGAACCGCCTTACTACTTATTTGGAGAGCAATTCCTTGAGACTAAGGAATGCACAATCGTCGGTATCCAGCCCAAGGGGAACGACCAAGTCACAATCCAGTGCGTCAACTATAGTGATATTCCTTTCGAATTCTCGGGGGTTCCCACCCCTGTTCTTGATCAGGATACAATCATCAAAGTTCCCGACTATCCGACGATAGCCTCACTCAACGTGAGCTTGATTCCGGGAACGCAAGCGTCCTATAACGTCTCTTGGCCTCCAGCTTTAGGAGCAAAAGCCTACCTTGTGGAGACCAGCCCCGATGGACAGAGTTGGACCGCGGTATCCACACAGCCCGGCTGCGTGTATCTCCTGCAAGTTTCGTCCCCTCAGTTGATCTACGTGCGAGTTGCGGCAATCGGTGTAGGACAAGGTCCGTACATTTTCTGGCTGGGTCAACTCGGCGGGAATATGCCGATCCCGGGAACGGTCCAAGGATTAGCCCTTACCGGACAGCAACCCGGGAGCGATACCTTTTCATGGAACGCGGAGGCTGACTCGGATATCTACCAGCTTACTATCTATGACGAGACTACAGGATCAGTCCTTCGTCAGCTCTTTACCGCTCTTCTTTCATACACGTACACGTCGCCGATGGCACAAGCGGACGGTCTTACCGGGACCGGGATCGTATTTCGTGTCAGAGGAAAGAATGTCGTGGGGATGTCCCAAGAGGGGGCTATGATTACGGAACAACTCCTTGGAGTTGCTTCCGCTACACCGATTACCTCAGACGACTCCTTGTTCACGATAGACACTAGTGCTTTACATTCAGATCACCCATAATTATGGCCTATAACCCTGTCAATGTTGGTATTGTTCCGAATGACGGAACGGGAGACGACCTCCGGGACGCCTTTATCAAGATCAATGCTATGTTCGAAGAGCTGTATACCTTCTTCGAACAGGTTACTTCTCTTGAAGGAATACTCGGTTCAACCGCTGGCGAGACGGGGGTACTAGCCCTGAGTAACTTGCCAAACACTGGAGGCGGGGACTACAACATCGCCCCTCCTACGGAGTTTCTCTCCTATATCGCTCCCTTTGCGGCCGGGGCTGGCTCCGGGGCTTACAATCAGAATATCTGTTTGTCCGCTGTGAATTGTCAGTCGGGATCGGTACTCTACGTCAAGCTCGCATTCACCGGGAACAATGGGACGATCAATATCTACGACAATAACTCCGCTACTGGAACGCAGCTACAGGGTGGAATCAACGCTGCAAATGGTGGCGGATCGACTAACTATCTCTTCGTTGCCTACTTCGACGGCGCCGCTTGGAATGAGTTGAGCGGACAATGGGTCTAAGTACACTCGCCCCAATTAGCTCCGAGGTCTAAGGAAGCCTTAACTGGAATTCGTAGCGGAATTGCGTTCTCGAGGGTGTGCCGAATATAGGCCCAAGCCGCGTCATTCTCATCCTCACACGGGTCACTGAAGTCCAGTTCATCATGAACGGTAAGGCTTGGAACTCCGGTATAGTCAAAGACTCCGCTTTTCCACAAGGCAAGCATCGCGGTCTTGAGCATGTCAGCTGCCGAGCCTTGGAGTACACGGTTTAAGGATTTGTGTGCATAGGCCCTCTTGACCTTACCATATTTGGATATCGCCGCGTAGTACGGAAGAGCCGGTAGCCGAATGTCTCCGTTGTTGCCCCTGTTGTCTGGTTCCCACAGATCAAATCTGGACTTTCTGCCTAGAATGGTCTTGATGTACCCTACACGCTGGGCGAGTTGAGAATAGTGTTCAAGTGTGGCCTTCGTGAACGGGACGGCTTCGTGATAGGCGTTGTAGAGATCGTCCCCGGACAGCTTGAAGGAGCTTCCCATCTTACGCAACTCAGTAAGGGTTGAACGGACCATCTTAGCCTTGCCCATACCATAAGTCATGCCGAAGTTGAAATTCTTGATTGGCTTACGCGGAATTTCGACCCCTGTGAATTGAGTGACAAGCGTTTGTGCGTTCACGTGATAGTCCGTATCGGGATTCCGGATATACTCCTCACGCAGGGCGTCACTACCCGGTCCCACGGCGTAGTGAGCGAGGAAGCGATACTCGATCTGATCATAGTCGTAGCGCCTCCATCTCTTGTGGCCTATATGTGGCACGAAGCAACTACGGACAAGAGGAGCTAGCCGCTCATCCCGAGCAGGCATCTGTTGATAGTTCGGATCGGAAGACGAGAATCGTCCAGACCGTGTACCGCTGTCATCTCCGCGTAATGGATGAAACTGGCAATGGACAATTCCATTACAATGCTTTTCCAGCATGAAAGACTCGATGAACGTACTAATGACCTTCGAGTTCTTGCGGATATCCAATACGAGGTCCGCGATAGGGTGTTCAACCGCGGGCAGAGTATCCTTCGTAAAGCTAGGCTTCTCGGTCTTCGGATGAAGTGGAATCGGTAGCCCTATGTTCTTCCACGCTTTCTGGAGGCTCTCGTTCGCGTCCACGTTCACTGCGAATCCGACAGTCTCGTCAAGCTGCTTCTGTTGCTCTTTGACGTAGATTACGAGTTCGTCCCGAACCTGCTCCGCACGGTTGAGGTCAATTCGTACCCCATGTCTCCGCATCGCAACGAGCAACGGGATAAGGGCTGTCTCCATTTCAAAAAGGTCAAGTAGTCCTTCATTCTGGAGTCGTTCCCATTGTAGAGGCATTATCCGTGCCGGAAGATCAACGTCGCCTTCGGCGTATGGTCCGACCAAAGAAGGCGGGCAGCGAAAGATATTCAACCTTTGACTCTGGTCCGGTTTACCCCCATAGTAGTCCGCGGACCATTGGTAGAGTAGATCCGTTTGCTTGCCCTCCTTTAGATATTTCGTACCGAGAAGTTCAAGGTTGACATCCTGTCTCTCCTCAAGGAGTGCTTCAGCAAACTGAACGTCATATGCTGACCCGGCAAAGGAGACCTTCTCCTCGCCTAGCCAGCCAATGTCGTAGAGTAGATTAGCTCCGAGGATCGGCTTCTTACCGTGTGCGGTCGCCGTATCACGTAGCCAATCGAAGCAATGATCCGGGTTAAGATTCTCTTCCGGACGTACCTCGTGCCGACATGGGAAGTACCACTTGTAACCCTCGACTCCGACCGAGAACCCGACGATGTGACCGTCCCCACGAGCCCAGCCCGGACCACACGTGAGGAGGTGGGGGTCTTTCGTCTCTGTATCAATGCAAAGGTAAGGAGCTCCTGATAGGTTAGGGAAATCCCTCGGGGCAACCCAGCCCGTGACAGGGATACCCGGCATGACACGGTTGACGAAGCTCTTCCCTTTCTTTTGCGGAATGTCTTGCCAGAATAGTCCTATTGCGTCAAGTCGACTCATGTCGTCATCCCCAGAAGGGCTCCACGGAGAGCCCCGCCTCGAAATGGGATAGGACGAGGATACTTTGTGAAGTCGATGGCGTCTGCTATCTTGAGAACATCGTGAAGGTACTTCATGTGATAGCACCCCGCCGGCGGTAAACCTGAAAGTTCAATCAGAGCACCTCCCGGGACTAAACCCTGCTTATGTGTGGACATATCTTGGCCACGAAGGTGAACCCGGTGTTCCTCCTTTGTCTCAAAGCGACGTAACTTCTCTATCGCATCCTCCATCCCGGATGGGGGTGGTAATAAGTTAGCATCTTCCCAAGCTGCACTCAGTACCTCCGGTATGTTTGGCCAATCCAGCGCCAGGAGTTGTGACTTAATCCAGCGCCCGTCCTCGTAATGGAAGGTGACGGAACCTTCCGCAATCTGCAGATGTGTGAGTGCCTCGTCCACTTTACACAACTCGTCGATGATACCTGATGGCACGTTGATGAAGTGGGGAAATGGCGTGCCCAACCAATACTCGGCAACGATGATGTTATTGGTCGCGTAGGCGCTTTGCTTGGAAAAAAGCACCCCGCACGCCCAAGGTCGAGAAGCGTCAACCCCGACAAAGGGTTGTAAGGACTTCAGTGCTCCGAGAAGTGACCCGTGTGGACGAACGATCTGTCCCTCGGGAACAGTCTCCGGTACTTGGTCCAACGAGATGCACGGAATCGTCGTTCTGAAGTTACCAGACCGGACGAGAAGATGTTCACCTTCCATCTTTAGAGTAATCACATCCTCACAGGCATTAAGTGCGTTGACAAAGCAGCCTGCATTGGGTGCGACGTTGAACCCAATGTCCACAGGGGCACTCAGGCTATAGCTGCCGTTGAACCCGGTGACACGTTTATCCTTGATACGGAAGTGGGAAAGCCCCGGAACAATATCCCGGCGGGCTACACCTCTCTGGACGAATTTGAGGGCCTCAAGCACGGAGAAAGATAAAGTCCACCTTGACTATGGGCTCGAGGTAGGTAACAAATTTGATCAGTTTATCAAGCATATATCAAAAGAAGCCCGCGCACTCACGCACGAAGGGCTTAGGGGGTTTATTTGGATCACTCATCTCGTCATACGTTAGCATATTGAACGTCCAACGGGCAAGGTAAGTTTTTTGCATTCTATCGAAGTCGAAGTTACGACGCTCAACAGCGTGACGGACAACCTCCTGTTCACGCTTGGAGATTGTATTCCAGTGTCTTCCCTCCTCCTTTCGGGCTGGGCTATCGTGAGAGACAAAGAACGTCCCAAGTTCCGGAATCATGATAGCTCCGGTGCGTGCGGACTGTACCCATGAAGAGGAGTCAATTGAGTACCAAGGATAACGTGACATCAAGGACATCCTTGTGAGACCGAATCCGTGGACCTTTAACTTCGGCGAGCCGTCCTTATTAGTGAGGTACTTTCCCCATATCCGGTCGAGCCATAAGATAAGCTGATCCGTTGTGATAGGAACCATACCGCCTAGTGTGATATAAGGATAGTTCGCAATGTAGTATTCCAGATATCGTTCATCCTCCCCATAATGGAAGCAGGGGAGCGCATGGATACCATAGGATTCCATACGCTTCTGATTCTGATAGGTCTTGAGAGGATCACCAATGCCATCTAGAACGGAGGCGACAGTCACAATATCTTGATTACGACGGATGTATTCACAGAACTCTGGGAGATTGATCTCGACCCCCTGCGTGAAGGCCGAGAACGCACCCGAGTCAAGAAATACCCGAGCACCATCCTTACGCATCGAATCGACATACTGTTGCTTGTGGACATAGTGGTACGACTCGAGGATATGCCCGATACCTTTACGAGCTGCCTTCTCGACATCCGTAAAGCGTCTGAAGATGTTAGTGTGTAGGCCAACACCCGACGTATAGATGGCGGCTAGGTAGAGAATCAATGTCCGTTGGCTAGGCTGAAGAACTCCGATCGGGCCGCGGGCTGCTCCCGGATTACACCCCGGAGAGCCGACGTAGTGGTAACAGAGCCTTGTTGACAGATACCACGAGATTCCATACACAGGTGACGAGCTTTGATGGTAATCGCCGACCCGAGAGGGTGCATTACCTCGTCAAAGGCGTTGATGATCTGCGTAGTGAGACGCTCCTGTACCTGTAGTCGTCGGGCGAAGACATCCACAAGTCGTGACATCTTGCTGAGGCCGACGATCCGTTTATCTGGTACGTAGGCGAATGTCACTGTCCCGAAGAACGGAGCAAGATGGTGCTCGCACTGGGAGTAGAATGGGATGTCCTTTACGTGGATCATCTCATCATACTCCTCGGCACCGTCATCAAATGTCTTGATGATATCCTTAGCTTCCCGTCCGTAACCGGAGCACCAGAACTTCCACGACTTAGCCATCCGTGTCGGGGTTTCCAGCAAGCCACCGCGGGCAGGGTCTTCCCCTATGTACTGAAGAAGACGAACAAAGGAGTCGTCAATAGACTTCTCCTCGGAGCCCTCCCAAGGGAAGATCAACCACTCTTTGGACGACACGAAGATTCCAGGCGGAGGATTTGGATATTCCCTTTTTGTGAAAAGAGCGAAGAACTCCGCGTCGGGATTGTGCATACAATATCTCTTCTTAGTTCCCCCACTGTCCACAAGATCGTCGATGAATACATCAGCAAGCTGCGGGTCGTCGGTTGTGAGGATTGGGAATGGCACACCCGAATTGAACTGGTTAAGACGTGCCTTTACCGCGTACCAAGCGGGAACACCTCCTCGGGGTATCGGGTACACTTTAAGACTACGATGTCCCCGGTACTTGGCGTCCAAGTGAACGATCTGGCTGGCGACCTCGAAGGCGGCCTCGTCGACTTCCTGGTGAGAGATACGCCGAACCTTGACCTGTAGGGATTCTTTACTGGGCATAAGTGGCGGAGTTTTTGATGTCTTCGAAAACGGTGACACGGGTGAGGATGACTCGGCCATCGGTGATGAGTTCGAGTCTCCTAATCACTTGCTCAAAAAGGGACTTGGCCAAGCCTTCGGCTCCACAGTTTGCCACGACGGTGATATCGGCCAGCTCCGGCCGACTCCTTGTGGATACCGTCAAGGACATCTTAAGGTGTTCCAACCAAGGGTCATCCTCGTTGAGGACGAGTTTGTGGTCGAAACGATCGTCGAGATATTCTTTCAGCCAGTTGAGTCGGCCGAAATCGATCACGAAGCCGTTGTCATCCAGTTCGCTAGCTTCGAACTCAAACTCGAAGTCCCAATTATGTCCATGAATAAGGGCACAGTGCCCATCATGGTTCGGTTGACGGTGAGCGAATGGGAATGGACCCATCCGCTTCGCACAGGTTACTTTAGGCATGGCTAATGTTTAATACCTTCGAGGAGAGAAGTCCACGACGTTCTGTCCTCGTAGGTGAGAGGATCTGTTGCTCCGACAATGTTAAATGCCTCCAGCCGTTCGACGCACGTACCACAGCGTCCACAGGCACGGTCTCCTCCCTTGTAGCAGGTCCACGTCTGATCGAAGGGGACGTTCAATGACAGTCCCATCCGAACGATGTCGGCCTTGCTGATGTTGATGAACGGTCGCGCGAGGGTGGGAGGCTCCCAATCGCAGAGCGCAATCGCTTGAGACATCGCCCCGGCGAACTCTGGGCGACAGTCAGGATAGATCGTGTGGTCCCCCGTGTGAGCGCCGTAGGCAATAACCCTCGCGCCCTTTGTGATGGCGACGCCGGTCGCGAGTGCGAGAAGGATCATGTTGCGATTTGGCACGACCGTTGCCTTCATGGATTCCTCGGCGTAATGACCCTCGGGAACCTCCTGATCCCCTGTCAACGCTGAGGAGCTGATGAACTTCCTCAAGTTGGAGAGCTCAAGGAGATAGTGAGGCACCTTTAGGTCAACACACGTCGCTTTCGCGCAGTCCAGTTCCTTTGAGTGACGTTGGCCGTAGTTTACGGATACACAGCCGATGAGCTCGTGTCCCCCTGAGTGCGCCGTGTGGTATGCCAACACGGTTGAATCCATGCCACCCGAAAGGATAACAATGGTTGGTAACTTCTCTGCCTTGGGTATGGTGATGTCTGTCATGGTAGCTTTGCGTATTTGTGGATTTGCAGGTTGAGAATGTATCCATGTTTCATGCAGGACTCCGCCGCAGCTTGCACATTACGGGCGTTCTGGGCTTCGTCTTTCACGTCCATGGGTGATAGGTATATCTTTCCTCGGTAGCCATTGGGAGGTCTTGCCGGACTGTAGTTATTACCAAGTACGGAGGAGGGCAGTCCATCGTGTTCGTCCATAAATCGTGCGTCCAGAACATACTTGAACGCCGTAATCCGATTAAGGCCTTCATGAACCTTGCCTCCCTTTGGGGAGCACACAACCATCGTATGAACCGGGAACCCGGGAGGAAGAGGCATCGTCCCGTTCGTTTCGATCTGGGTATGGTGCCCATTAGCGATCAGGAGATGAAGGAGTTTGTTGATATTCTGGCGAAGTGGCTCTCCCCCTGTAAGAACAATAAGTGGAATGTGATAGAGCGGGTAATGCGGAGGGAAGAGAGATTCCACAGTCTCGGCGATCGAGAGAATGTCCGAGGTATGGCGACCATGCGTGTACTCCGTGTCACACTCCGGGCACTGCATGTTGCAGCCAGCGAGACGGATGAACACTGCTGGCGTTCCAGAATAAGGCCCCTCTCCCTGAATTGTGTAAAAGATGGAGTGAACATCAAGTCCGTTGCCAAACTCTCCGGATAAACTATGCTCTGGCTTCTGGGTATTCATAATCTCCTTAAAAAGAACCCCCGGCTCGGTATTTCACCGGACCGGGGGTCTCCATTGGGTTGGTTGTGGATTAGACTGCGGGTTGCGCGGCTGCGGTCCAGCCAGCCGTGAACGCGTCACACTCGGGGCTCCCGGCGACGTAAGGATTCGTTACCGCGTTGCCAGCCTGCGCGGCTGCGTAGGCATCGGCACCGGCCTGAGTCGCGACCACGATCGGATCAACCGGAGCGGCGGCCGGAGCGGGAATCGCCGGAGCGGGAACGGCAGGCGCCGCGGGCTTGCCCGGAGATTTCTCGGCGATGAAGCCGTGGAACTTGCACCATTTGCCGAACTGAGTGGTCGCCGTGGAGTGATTCACACCCAGCGCGACGCAGGCTTCGACGACTTCCTTACGGGTCGCGGTGACACCGTTCTTGGCCGCGGTGATCTGATCGGCCGTGTCCCAGACCTTGCGGGTCTGAGTGTCCGCACTCGGGCGCGACACGCCGTTCTGATTGGGCCCTTTGATCTTCGGAGCTTCCGGAGCGGGAGTTTCGACCGGAGGCGCGGCGGGATGCCCGCTATTGCCGGCGGGAGCCGGAGGAGGAGGAACCTGATCACCAGCCGGAGCTGGGGTTTCGGTGGAAGCCGGAGCAGCGGGTGCGGCGGCCGTGGAATCGGATTTCTTTTTTGCCATTGTATGGATGTTGTTGATTGTTTTTGATTGCCTGTTTATTGGCTACTTGATGACCTTAATACTCAACCTGCGCAGTGACAACCAATTTGTGAGTCGTTGTCAGAGATTGTTTTGATCGGTCAGAATGGGACATCGTCATTCGGGTCCGCTACATAAAGCCCCGGTTCTATCGCGCTATGAGTTAAAGGATTTAAGGCATCAAATTCGTATCCGACAACTTCAGGAAACTTCTCCTTCATTAAGACGCGAATTCTCGTAGGCGGTTGAAGGTTATCCACACGGGTCAGGGCTTCATCGACACTATTCGGGGGTTCGTAGCATTGGTCCTCCGTATTAGCTGAGTTAGCCATCAAACGCCAAGCATCACGACCCTTCTTCTTCGCAAACCCTTGTGGATGCTCGAGGCACAGCCACTCGTTAAAGACACGAATTCCACAGTAATATGTGACACGAAGAGACGGGGGCTTAGACGTATCCTTGGAGTGGTGCTTGGCGTATTCAACCCGGCTGACATCCCATTCAATAATCTGAGGTTCCTCCTCCGGGGGCTTGGGAGGCTTAGGCTCTTTCTTCTTTCGAATTATCTCATCCGTCGAAGCCGTCGTCGAAGCCGCAAATATTTGTGGAAACTCGAACCCGCACTCGATACAGAAAGCAGCCCTCGTATGATTGTAGGTATTACACGCAGGGCATATCTTGTATGGAACCCACGAACCAGACTTCTTCCCCTTTTTCCTTGGAATCACCGGATCGTTAATTGGACCAAGTCGTCTTGTATTTGCCGCGAAGTCGAGGACGAGACAGTTCTTCTTGAACGTCTCTGGACTAGGTCGAGTTCCCCTACCGAGCATCTGAACCCAAAGGCTCGTTGACATTGTAGGCCGAAGGCCTATAATGAAATCTATCGGCTTGAAGTTGAATCCAGTAGTGAACACTCCCACCCCGCACATACACCCCACTTGTCCGGACTTGAAGAGTTCGATGTTCTTATCTCTCTCTGCAGTACCTCCAGGAAGCTTTGAGTGAACAGATACCGAAGGGATGCCCAATTCAATAAGGATATCGCGGGCGTGATCGGCGTGCGCTGTTCCTGCGCAGAAGCACAGCCAGTGCCGTCGTCCCACTCCAAGACGTAGGGCTTCGTTGAGTGCAGCCCGTGTAATAGATTCTCTGTCAACAGCATCTTGGAGCTGAGACTGGACATATTCACCTCCATGGATCTGAACACCTTCGGCACTGATTTCATAAGTAGTTGCTTTTGGTATGAGCGGGGAGATATACCCGTGATCTAGGAGTTCGTTGAACTTCTCCATCGTGCAATAGTCACAACAGGTACCCGTGAATAGCTTGCCATCGGTGAGGTTGCCCATTCCTAACCGAAACGGAGTAGCCGTTAGACCGACAACCTTTAGGAACGGATTAGTCTTCCTGAGTTCCTCAAGGGCCCTGTGATACATGGTGCTTTCCTTATCCGAGATCAAGTGAGCCTCATCAACGATAAGCAAGTGAATAAATCCAAAGTCACTGACACGCTTCGCTATACTGGCGATTCCGCAGAACGTGATAGGAAGATGAGTGTCACGGCGCTTTAGACCGGCGCTGTAGATACCAGCAGGCGCCGAGGGCCAAAGGGTTAGAAGCTCGTCGTGGTTCTGTTTGACTAATTCCTTAACGTGTGTCGCCACCAGAACTCGCGTCTGCGGATATATCACAATGGCCCGACGCAAGAACTCAGCGATGACAAGGCCCTTCCCCGTTCCTGTCGGTAGGGCAATAACCGGATTCCCTATCG